TTTATCATTTTTTCTTATAGCAGTAATCACTAAATTTGCATAAACAGATATGTTCTTTTTAGGATCTGCTTCTATATCAGATTTTAAATCTTCAAGAATTAAATCAATATCCATTTTAGTCTCCAATTATATAAATTAACTTATAAGCCACTGCCATATATTATAAGCGTCATCAGCAAACCCATCTGGCATTCCTTGTTCCTCGGCAAATCTTTCTATGGCGGCTTCTTTTTTCTCCTCAAAAGCGTCGTCATAATCATCTCTACGACTTACAGTAACTTCTCTACCCTCTTCATTAATGAAAGCCATCTTTTTATTTGCTTCTTCGCCTTTTGGTACGATTTGTTTAATCTTTGGTATATTATAAAGCAAAATAGCCATAGCCATTATATCATCATCGTGTGCGCCTTCTGTATGGTCTGGTCTTCCGCCAGCCCAAACCCAAGTTTTCATTTGGTCGACAAGACGTTGAGAATGTGGATGAAATAGTGGCCAATAATCATCATCAGACATATAATCAATAAAGCAATCAGTAATCATTTCACGAGATTTTACTGTTGTCATCCAACCAGTCCAAACCATTGTTTTATCGTGCTTATTGATTTTCTTCATCTTATACATGTTTTCATAATTATAGTTGTAATATAATTCATTAAATACGGCTTCACCAATAGAGTTACATTCTACATAAACATAAGCATTATTGTAGAACTTTGCAAGGTCGTGAACCAACTTCGAAGCCTCTTTTGTAGAAACTCTGCCAAGATATTCTGCTACTTGTTCTCCGCTATCTATATCAATTACCTGAATAGAAGTAGAGTCGTCTGCTGTTCCTTTCGCAACGTCCATGCCAACCCCATATCTGCGTCCCTTTTCTGGCAGCAACCAATACCATAGTCCTTTCCAGTTTCTTGTTTCAAGATCTCCTTCTTTTATAGGGTTTAAAACCTTTTCTTGAACCTTTTCCAAAACTGTTTTTGAGAATACAGAGTTTCCCATAACAACGAAATCTTGCAAAATTTCCTGACGGTATTTTACTTCACCAGAAGTTTTAAACTGATAAGCAAGCCAAGGATTTTCTTTTGGTTTTTCTGCAATTGGTTTAAAGAACTCTTCTGCTTCTTTTTTTACGGCAGGGTTATTCCAATAATCTCTGTCCTCGAAATATTTTAGTTTATCATTGTAGCCTTTATATGGTGTAATGCCTTCATAATCAGGACACATCCACCACTGAACGTCATAAAGAACCGCCTCTGTCATTGGGTCATAGCCACCACAGTTCTTTAATTCTTGAACCTGTTCATAATAAAGTTGTCCTTCGCCAGTTGTTCCGTTAGGTGTCGAAACTATAAATATAGGCGCACCCGTTTTAGCTGCAGATGGAACTACTGATGAAACAATACCTTCTGCAATACCTTTTGTCTGATAGAAAGCAAACTCATCAAGTAAAAGTATAGTAGGTGAAGTACCACGACCAGAAGATTTAGAACGTGCAAAAGAGTCAATCTTTGACTTGTTATTCATCTTACAACCTTTTTGGTTGTTGATAACATCTTTCACACCTAACCAAGCAGGAATGTTTTTAAAATTATCCTTGATTTTGTCATAAACATCTGTTGAAGATTTTCCATCTTTTGATATTATTACGCCCCACTGAGAATCGAAGAACACAATTCTCCAAAAGAAAATTAAAGACATAAGTGTAGATAAACCAGTCTGTCTTGATTTTGTAAGAACTATCTTTTTATGAAAAATAAAGTCTTTAAGAATTTCTTTTTGGTAATAGTATAAATTACTTCCCGCTAATTCTCCAATACCTGGAAGTGTAAACGAGCAATATTTAGAAATAAAATAATAAGGTGATTTTTGACATAAATACTTTTCTATGCCAATATCTACCAATTCTGTTGTTTTGTCATAATAAACAGTATTTACGAATTGGTTTTTAGCGTGCTTTAAACAATCGCTAAAAGTAATATAAGTGTTTTTGTCTTTCTTTATTTCGTAGTCTTTTATTTTTTTTAAAATAGACTCTTTAAATTTTCTTTCTTTCTCTGTCATAATACCTCTTAGTATGGGAAATAATTTACTTCCTCATACATATTGCTTTTGTATTTACCTTCTGCTCTGTTTTGAACTATTTCATCGCTATATAATTTTCTCCAAGTTTCAAACATTTTCTTAGAAACTTTAAAAGCAAAATCTTTATAGGCTTCTGGAATTTTTGAGCCAAACGCACCATTTGTTTCAAATACATGAACGTTTTCTTTAGAGATTGGCAATTTTGTACATTCTACTTCTATATAGAAAGGTTTTCCTACTTCTCTACCATTTATTACTATTTTGTTGCCGCCAAGAAAGTTGCCGCCAAAGCTCCATTTCTTTCCGATTGCATTTCCGTTCCAAGCAACAGTATAACTACCAGTTGCTTTCTGCTCATCTTTCAAAGTATCGTTTGGCTTTGTTCTGTAACTTAAGCCACCGTTAGTAATTGAAGATACTTTAATACCAAGCTTTTCAGCTCCTATACTTGTAGCATATTCTTGTATTATTTTTTTAAACTTTGTTTCTCTTTCAGATAATGCTTCTTTTCTTTCTCTAGCTTTATAAGCTGATTTCGAGGCAGAATCAAAGCTATTATTTGGTAATTTTCTTGGTATTCCATAGCCCATTTCATAAAAAGCAGTATATTGCAAAACACTTCTATCAAGAGAATCTGCCAAAGTGCAATTGTTTACTGAAGGATTTATTCCAGCTTTTTTTGAAGCAATTAACTCTATATAGTTATTTGGATGTCCTAAGAAATAATATCTTACTTTTCTTGCTTTTGGCTGATAATTGTCTTCTGTTTTTTTACCGTCATTTGCATAATCTGTTAACGGGTCTCTTCCTCTTTCTTCTTTAAAGTAATCTTTGTTAGAAATTACCTTTACTATATCTGCTTCGCCAAATCTATTAAGAAGGTTTGGCGAGCGGTCTCTTTCTTTAAAATAGTCATCTAAAAGTTTACAAATTTCTCTCTGGTATTTTTTATCAATTATTTGTTCTTTTCCCCAAGATTGCTGTCCAGTTTTGATATAACCTTTTTTTCCAGCATATGGGCTAGGCTCTGCTTTATCAGTATTATAATTAGCCATTGTTTTATTTTTACCAGGGATTGGTATATGTTTTAAAAGCTCGTTAGGAATTTTTGATAAATCACCTTGTGTAATTTCGTCGCCTTTAACATCGTTTTGATCAAGAAAATGAACTCTCATCTCTGATTTATTGTCGTCCCAGTGTGATTCATCTGTAAAAGCCATTTGATAAGATTTACCAGTCTTCATATTTCTAATAATATAAAGTGGTGCATTTTTTGAGTATCTTTTGTAATAACTCTCTTCAGCTCTTGTACACCATTCAGTTGGGGTTTCTTTACCATCCTTAATGTAAAAGGCTGCAGCTTTTTCTCCTTGGAAGGAACTTGGTATCATTAATTTCCAAGTACCGTCATCGTATGGCACTTTTACGTCTTGCAAGTCTCCGCTACCTTTAGCTGCTTTACCGTGGTTAGACTGATTATTTTGAACAGCCTTTTCAAAATTAAACAAATCATTAACCGAAGCGCCTAACCATACATCGTCATTCATTAATGTCTGATATTCTTTTAATTCTTTTACCCAAGGTTTTTTTCGAGATTTAAGAAGTTCATATAAACCATCTGTTCTAATAATATTTTCCAAATTAGTTGGCGGAACTTTTGAAAGTAGAAGCTGAACACCGTATGTCGTGTCTTTTATGCCATATTCATTACATTTTCTGAAAAAGATTTTTAATTTTTCACAAGCATAGTTCCAATTAGTTTTGTCTTTATATTCTGGCTGTGTTTTTACACCTATTTGTTTTGTCTCTAAAGCATTATATACTTCATTGGTGTTTGTAAAATTATATCCTTCTGTAAGTAATCTTGTAAATTTAAAAACTATATTATCCATACAATTAACTTAAATAAAAAACCCACCATTTGGTGGGCTTTATTTTTTACATAAATTATTGGGACGATGTTTCAAAAAAATTAGGCTTGTTGTTATCTAGGTAAAGGCGACTTGTTTGCCTCTATGACTTGCAAATTAGGTAAACGCATTGACCTTGCAAAGTCGAGATTCTTCCTATCATCATCGACAAACTTAACTTTAGCGTATTTCTGACAAATTGTTTTAATTACCATTGCTTTCTTTTCTGGATCTCCAGCGCCTGGATAGGCTTCTATCCATTTTATATCATTAACTGCTGCTGAAATATCTGACTTTAGCTTCTTGTCTACTGGAACTAAGTTTCCATTTGCATCTCTATATTTCAAGAATGCTCTAAGCGCTTTATCTACAACGTCTTGAAGCCCACGAGCAGTCAAGAAAGCCAAGTGGTATCCTGCTTTAACATGCTGGTCAACAAGTCTTAACTGTCTAAGAAGTGGTGTTCCATTTACAATAGAATTATAAACTTTTTCTGGATCTCTAAATTCTTTGTAGTCAAACCATTCTTTATGGGTTGCAGCATCTGGATCTTTTGCGTATTGTTCTGAACTTAATCTTACTGGCTTTTCTCCTGGCTTATTTTTCCAAATACCAATAGAAGAACTATCTGCCTGCAAAAGACAATCATCTATATCCAAAAGAACACAACCTGTTCCTTCCTTTATTGGTCTTGTTTCTTCTAATATGTTTCCAATCTCTTCAAATTTCATACAACTCTCCTTTAATATGGGAAATAGTTATTCTTACCCTTTGAAGCTTGCTTTATAGCATTAAACAGTTGTGTGATTGTGCTTTGTGGAGAACGATCGAACATATTTCTTATATATTCAAAATTATCAACTCCGATAATTTCCAAAGCAGCATCTTGCTCTTTTTTTGGGCGGGAATAAAATTTCTTTTCTAATATTTCAAATTTTTTTACTAATTTTGACAAATCCATATAATTAACTTAATAGGGGAAATAGTCTTCTTTAATTAAATCATTATTATTTACAACAACTGTGTCTGCTGTAAAATAATCAGCAATCTTTGATCCCTTTGCTGGTGTAAAGTGATTAAAAACTTTTGCATTTGGTCCCATATCTACAACATTTTTAAAAACAATAACATCAAAATCTTTATATTTT